TTGTGTCGGTGGTTCGATTCCGCCCTTGGCCACCACCATTCAGCGCCCAACCTCTCTCGGTTGGGCGTTTTCGTTGGTGGGTCCCGCAGAACACGTGGTGTTCAGGCGCATTCTGCGTGCGCCGGGGGCAGGCAGAGCGGACCACGGAGACGGCCAGTTCGCTCCTTTTCTGCCCTCTGTTCTCTGGTAAAGAGACGCCAACTTTTACGCCACACCGCACGCATATTGCTATGTGCGACAAGGGCTTATGCGTGTGTCGATTTTTCGGATTCGCCAGAAGGCTTGGATGGGCGGTACATAAGGCTGGCTCGCCTGCTTCAGTTGCCCTTCGCAGATATCTCTGGCGACAACTCAATGCCCTCGACGAGCGCCATGCGTAAATCGTTCTCTACGCCTCCTGTGCCGATCCGCACCGTGGTCAGTCCCATGGCCGCCAGCATGACGATGCAGTCATGATCACGCTTGACCTTGCCACACCATTCGATCCAGGCTGGCGCGTCCTCCCAGAGTTTTTCCGGGCTGTCCGCCTTGATGGCTTTGCAGATGTTGGTGGCCTGCTTGCGGTCAAAGCCCTGCGCGACCAACCAATCGATGCTTGCCGTGATGGGGTTCTTGTCTTCCATTTCGATCCTTTCGTTGTACGTGCGGAATGCCTGTCTGGCATCCCAAATTTCTGTCTCAGCTCGCGCCGCTGGCACACGGCATCCAGTACTCCCCGGGGCGCTGGGTTGACTTCACCAGCGTGCGGTACGCATGCAACGGTCCCTCGTACTCAGGCTTGCCCTTGTTCTCTTTCTTGATCTTGAAGAGGTCGTTGGGCTTTTGGCTGTCCTGGCCCGCTTTGAGCATCACTCGCTCGGCGTCGACCTTGACGCCCTTGAATGACCAGAGCGCCTTGAAGACGGCAGCCTGGCCTTCGGTGCAGCGGATCGGACCGTGGGGCCAGTCATCCAGCGATACCCACCTGAAGTCTGCCGAGAAGGGGCCCAGGTACGTGGCCCATGGCTCGGCCACCATCATGGGTGACTGGTACGGATCTGATCCGATCAATGCAATCCCGCCGCCGTACAGCGTGAACCGTTCCTCCAGCGGCAACCACTGAATGCCGAGCGCAAACGGATTGCCACGGACCTCTGGTGCCTTGGGCGCGATGACCCGGATTTCGGCGCCGGCAATACGGACGCGCTCGAAGATGGACGGGTCGGACCACAGCCGGTACAGGCTCCTGGCCAGCAGCACCGGCGAGCGCCGTGCGTCGCCCAACCGCCAGACACCATCGGCAATGTCGGTGATGCCATCCCGGCTTTCGATTTCCAGGGCCATCCTCAGCTTTGACCGCAGCCACCCCTCGTCCAACATCACCGCCGCCCGATCGTCAGGTGTCAGCGTGATGGGACCGCATTCAGGGCACTGGCAGACCTGTCCACCTTTACCGTCACCAACGATCTGACCGCTTTGCAGCTGGCAATACGGGCACAGCACGAAGTTGCGGCTGATGACTGTTGGCTTGATCGCTGCACCCAGGCTGGCGCAGGCCGTCACCTCGGCTGGTGACAACGCACCTCGGAATATGGGCGTGCCGCCCCGAAACAGTCGACAGGCCAGCGACCACGCTACGTGGGTCGACATCGATCAGTCCTGGTAGGCGGGTTGCAGATCCTGACCATCCCCTATCGTCACCTCCTGCGCATTGAGCGTCTGCCCCTTGGTCAGAATGCCAAGAGCCACCAGGTAGCCCTCCAACTGCGCCTGCAATGGCGCGTCGAACTTGTGCAGATTCAGCCGCCCTTTGCGGGTGATCTCGATGGTCACCAATTTCGCCTTCGACTTGCCCGGCTCGGGTGGGTAGTACAGGTTGATCTGCACAGCGGTGACCAACCAGTTCTCCGACAACGGGCCCGGCAGCTTTTCAGTCAGCAGGTCGGTGACGCAGCGGTGCTCGCTTGCCGCCATGGCCGTGCAGTCAAGCTTCAACTGGTTGTCAGGGCTGAGCAGGCTGATCGATTTCACCTGCAGCACGTTGAAGCCGTCGGTCTGCGCCTGCGGCACATTAAATCCCAGCCGCAGCGCCGACAAATCGAGCGTCGGTGCCTTCAAACGTTGCGCATCGAGAGTTGTGTGCAGCAGATGTTCGGCGAACGCCTTGAGCAGCATCTGGTGGTATTTGGCCCCGCCCTTGACCAGCGAGCGGGTGACGCCGGTGCGTGTCGAGTACTCCAGCACCGAGTGGATGTTGGGGTTGCCGACGCGGCGCTTGAGGTCATCCCCCTGGAATTCCAATTGGACCGTCGACAGGTCCTTGACGTGGACGCTCAGCAGGAAAACGCCGGGGCTGCGCTCCATGACGTAGGCCTTGCTGCGGTCACCGCACTGCAACTCGCGCTGGTAGAAGGCCGAAACATCGGCGCGCAGTGCGGCCAGGGCGGCATCCGATGTGTCGGGGATGGTTTTGACGCCCAAGTCATGCTGCTGGGCGTTGGCCGATTGGCGCTCGAAGTGATCCACATCACCGGCACGGTCAAACAGTTCCGGGTGCTTGACGTACAGCCAGAACGAGCGATGGATGTCGCTCTTGCATGTGGCCAGTGCTGTCAAGGCAGCTCCGTCACCGGTGGCCACCTGGAACATGGCCTGCGATCCGGCCGAATCGCCAAGAGCGACACTGGCACGCAGTTTGGCGGCCACCGTGTCGCGCACGGCCATGTCCGGGCAGCCGAGCAATGCCGCGATCAGGGTTTGCGTGGTCTCGGGCTTGTCAGTCCAAGCAAAGTCGTCAGGCATCTGCAGCCCATGGCCCGTCAGGAACTCACGCAAGGTGGCGTCCACGGGCAACTCACACAGCAGGTCGATCCAGGTTTTTTTCATGTTGGCGGTCCTTTCCGAGGAGGTGTCGGAGGTCTGCGGACCGAAGTCTTGGTGCGCTAGCCGGCGACTAAGTTACTAAACGGATATCGCGTACAAGTAAAGTAACGTGATACAGGGCGATTGTGTCCCGCGTATTTCCGCTTGTCAATCTGTTCAGCACATCTGGCGGACATTGGTGTCTCGCTGCTATACTAAAAAAGTCCAAACATTGAACACACAGGAGCATCGCCATGGCTTCGGCATTCGGAGCACGCCTGCGGCGCTTGCGTGAGGCGAAGGGGCTGACCCTCCAGCAGGTAGCCGACGCCGTCGGCTGCACCAAGGCTTACATCTGGGAACTGGAAATGAAGGAAGGCCAGCGTCCATCCGCCGAGCGGGTGCGCGGGTTGGCCAAGGTGCTGGGCGTGACGATGGAAGACGTCATGGGTGAGCCCTTGCAGGCAGTGCCTGAAGCCAGCCCCGAAGATGTCCAGTTTTTCCGCGAGTACGCCGGCATGACCGATGAGGAGAAAGACCGTTACCGGCAACTGCTCCAGATCGCGTTCCCCGACAAGGGCAAAAGCGGAGACTGAGCTATGAGCACAGGGCAGGCCCTCACCGGCTCCATCGCGGCCAACAACATCCACAAATGGATGCGCGCATGGCACCAAGGGTCTGCACCTGACGCCATTGATCTGGACCTCGTCCGCCAGATGCTGCCGGACACCCCCTACGGTCAGGGCGTTCGCGAAATCAAGGCGCCGATGGCGCATGGCCTGGCCAGCTGCGAAGGCATGCTGGTGCGCAACCCACAGGATGACACCGAGTGGGGCATCTTCTTCAACGGCAAGTCACCCGCCGAGCGCCAGCGGTTCACCATCGCCCATGAGCTGGGCCACTTCGTCTTGCACCGTGGCCAGCGCCCCAGCTTTAGCTGTGACAAAGAAAGCGTCTTCTCCGGTGCAGACCTCCTGCGCAACATCGAGCGCGAGGCAGATGACTTTGCCAGCAACCTGTTGATTCCTGGCGACCTGCTGCGCGACGCGATTTCCGACCGGCGCATTGATCTGCACATCCTCAGCGCTCTTGCCAAACGCTTCCAGGTGTCGTTCGAGTCCCTGTGCATCCGGTTCATCAAGTTCACGCCGCAGCGCGCGATCCTGGTCTATTGGGACAACGGATTCGCCAAGTACGAGTGGCGTAGCAGCAGCGCCATCAAGACGCGGGCACGTATCCGGCGCACGGATGACCCGCAAGAACCGTTGCCGGAAACGCTGGCCGCTGACCCAGATATTGCGCAAGAATGGAACGGCATCGACATGCCGGCCGACGTATGGTGTCCAGACGAATCCGCCGACATCACGCTGACCGAGTTCAAGCACACGTACGGTGCGCGTGATCGGATCCTGTCGCTACTGCTGCTTGAGAGCGCGGCGCCAAGATCATGGGATCGGTCGTGGCAGGACGAGGAAACCGTCGACAGCTTTGACCAATTCGGCTCGCATGGCAGCGGCAGGGCTTGATTGGCATCTGGCGCTCAATCGCTCTGATCTCCGCTAAAACACGTTACGCGGAGCACCCCCTGTCCATAGCATAAGCAGCGTTTTCCACATGAAAGCCTGCCATGCAAATCGACAAACCTTCCTTCTGCGCGAATGCCGACCGGCCGCGCCCTCCCCAACAAGAAATCGCTGACTTGCTCGCCATGGCGATCCTGCGCCTGCGTGCCGAGAAATCAGCGTGTGACTACTCGTCCACACCGGACGTAAAAGACGGGGTTGACCTTGGCTTTTCTGCCCACCAGCGCGTGAATGCAAACCTCTATCAAGAAGAAGGAATTCACGCATGACACCACACGCACCACAGCCCCACACCGCCGCCGTTGCCGCCCGGGTCGCACAACTGTCCCACCTGCCCATGGACAACCTCTGGGCTCTATGGGATGAGCATTTTGACGAGCGCCCGAATCACCATCACCGGACTTGGCTCGAATCCCGACTGGCATACAAAATTCAGGAACGCGCGTTCGGTGGCCTGAAAGCTTCTGTGTGCCGCAAGCTCGAAGAAATTGGCGAGACCGGCATCCTGCCGCCCCGATTACGCCGCGATGCTGACCGCCTGCTTCCAGGCACGGTCCTCACCCGCGTCTATGACGACGTCGAGCACAAGGTGACGGTTCGAGGCATGCGCGACTTTGAATATCGGGACCAACGCTTCACGAGTCTCACCGCAGTCGCCAAGGTCATCACCGGCTCTCCATGGTCTGGGCCGATGTTTTTTGGCCTCAAGACCAAGAAGAGGGAAGCAGCATGAAAAACCAGCGCAACACACCAGCGCCTGCTGCACTCGCCCCTCGCAAACGCTGCGCGGTTTACACCCGCAAGTCCACCGATGAGGGTCTGGACATGGAGTACAACAGCCTGGAGGCGCAGCGGGATGCAGGGCTTGCCTACGTCGCCAGTCAACGTCACGAAGGCTGGATCGCTTTGCAGGACGGCTATGACGATGGCGGTTTCTCCGGTGGCAACATCGAGCGACCAGGTCTCAGGCGGCTGATGGCTGATATCGACGCCGGCAAGATCGATATCGTGGTCGTCTACAAAATCGATCGTCTGACACGCAACCTGACGGATTTCGCCAAGCTGGTCGAAGTCTTTGATCGACATGACGTCTCCTTTGTCTCCGTCACCCAGCAATTCAATACTGCGACATCAATGGGGCGCCTGATGCTCAACGTGATGTTGTCGTTTGCCCAATTCGAACGGGAAGTCACCGGCGAGCGTATTCGCGACAAAATTGCCGCCAGCAAGGCCAAAGGCATGTGGATGGGTGGTACGCCGCCACTCGGGTACGACGTCGTCGACCGCAAACTTGTGGTGAACGAGCCGGAAGCAGATTTAGTGCGGTCCATCTTCCGACGCTATGGTGAGCATGGCTCGGCCGCAGAGATCGTGCGTGAATTGGAAATCGAGGGGCGGACCACCAAGGCATGGCAAACACAGAATGGTCAATTCCGCGAAGGCCGTCCCATCGATCAGCAGTACCTTTTCAAATTGCTGCGCAACCGGATCTACCTTGGCGAGGTCCAGCACAAAGACAAAAGCTACCCTGGCCTGCACGAAGCCATCATTGATCAAGACACATGGGACCTTGTCCATGCGTTTATTGAGCGCCGCAAACAGGGCCCACGCAAGTCGATCACTCAGCACTCTGCTCTGCTCACGGGGTTGCTCTACGCACCCGATGGACAGCTGATGATCCACAGTTTCACGCGCAAGAAAAGCGGACGCTTGTATCGGTACTACGTGCCGTATCTTCACAAACGCCGTAATGCCGGTGCAACACTCGCGCCTGGCCTCATCGAAATGGGGCCATTGCCTGCAGCCGAGATCGAGACGGCGGTACTGGAGCAGATCCACAAGGCGTTGTGTGCGCCAGAGTTGATGCTGGCGACATGGCGTTCCTGTCAAAAACATCCCAAGGGCGCCAAACTCGAGGAAGCACAAGTGGTGGTGGCCATGCAGCGCATTGGCGCCGTGTGGGACCAACTGTTCCCGAAGGAGCAACAGCGGATCACGCAGTTGCTGATCGAGCAGGTCCATCTGCACGAGCGTGGCCTGGATATTCTGTGGCGCGAGGACGGCTGGCTGGGTTTCAGTGACGACATTCACAACCACCCGCTGGTTAAAGAAACCAAGGGTGCAGCCGAGGAGGTATACGCATGAAAAACACCGATACCCCTGTCACCCGCTCGGAGAACAGTCGGCAGAGCAACGTGCGCATCGAGATTGGCCAGGACGCCCGCAACTACATCACTGGGCAGCAGCGCGTGACGATGGTGCCGCTGACGATAAGGCGCAAGCGAAACCACAAGGTGATGACGCCGCCTCCCGGCGAGCATTCGGCCCTTGGTTCTGGTGGCGAGGACATTTCCATGATCCGCGCTTTGGGCAAAGCGTTCTACTGGCAGAAGCTGCTCGATCAAGGCAAATTCGCCACCATCCGAGATCTGTCCCGATCAATGAAATTGGAGCAGGGCTGGGTCGCCGAAGTGCTGCGCATGACCATGCTGGCGCCGGACATCATCGAAGCCGTCCTCGACGGAAAACAGCCTCGGCATCTCAATTTGCAGACACTGCGTGGACGGCATGAGCCGTTGCCACGGGACTGGGAGGAGCAGCGCAGGCTGTTTGGGTTTTCAGCCTGAGCATCGCGGCTTGGCTTGAAATGGCTCATTAATAGACCCGCAAGAGCCTTCTGACTTGTTGGTGAGTCAGTCACTGTCAACGCTAAATAGAAATGTCCGCTTTCCTGCAAAGTAGAAATGTCCGCTTTTGCTGTTTCCCTTGCGCTACGGTGTTGCGCGCTGCCCGTCGTGGGCGGATTTGCCGACGGGCATTTTTCTCCAGGGGTGATTGGCTGCAGGCTTGTGTCCGGTGTTGCGCCGAGTCAGTGCCTTGTCGACTCGTGCATTGACCGATTTGCCATCGGCCACCGCCGACTGTCGTTCCGGTTTGTCCATCACGCTGTATGTCAATTCGCGTTTTCTCCAAAGCAGTTCACACGTGCCGTCAAAGTGCCGATGCACCGTCACTTTCGCGCCCCGTAGTCCCAGACCCGTGCCCGTCGTTTCGACCTGCAGCAACTGGTTTTCATGCTGGCAAGACAGGTTTTTTGAGAGCGTTTTCGTTACTTGAACCGACAGGGTGCGCATCAGGCTGGCGGGTGTTCCGGCATAGGCCAGGTGCGCGTCAGACGGGTCTTTGGGCGCGACCGCAAAGCGCCTGTTGAAGTCCTCGATATAGCCCGGCAACCACGCATTGGCCTCGTCCATGTTGTTGATGCCGGCCAGTCGCATTTCCTTGACCAGCCTGTCCTGCAAGGTCTGATTGGCGCGTTCCACGCGTCCTTTGGCCTGCGGGCTGTGCGCGTGGATGCATGCGATTCCCAGCTCGCGCGCCGCACGCGAGAATTGTGTTTCGGCCTCCGGATCGGACTCCTTGGCGTTGATGCGGAAGATGCTGTGGCGGTCAGAGTACAACGCCGCAGGTACGCCGTGCGCCAGAATATGATCGTGCAACACCTGCATATAGTCCAGCGTGGTTTCGCTCGGTGCAAAGCGCAGTTGCGTCAGCCGTCCGGTAGCATCGTCGATGAATACCAGCAGAGTGCAATATTCGCCGCGGTCTTCAAACCAGTCGTGGGGGCTGCCGTCGATCTGGATCATCTCGCCGAAGCGGGCGCGACGCTCGCGCATCGGGTGTGCGCATATGGAGCCGCCTTTCCTGGGGTGCCAGTGGCCCGCCTTGATCATTAGCTGGCGCGTGGTCTCGACAGACAGATTTACCTCATGCAGTTCGGCCAGCTTCTCGCAGGCCAGCGTCGGCCCGAAGTCCCTGTAATGCGCGCCAATGAGATCAATGGCCATCGTGCAGATGGCATCGTCCAGCCGCCGATTCGATGCCTTGCCGCGCTTCCTGCTGATCAGTCCGGACAGCCCCGCTGCCTGATAACGCCGGGTCAGGCGGCGCACCTGGCGGGTAGTGATACCCAGTCGCCGCGCGGCTTCCTGTTGGTCGATTTTGCCCTCTGTCAACAGATCCAGCATCTGGGCTCGCTTCACTTCTTTTTGACTCATGAGTTTGTCCATCTTCAAAATATCCGCCACTGTTTCTAACAGCGTGAGTTTAACTACCAGCGGACATTTCTATTTGGGAGAAACCGGACATTACTACTTTGCGCTAACAGTTGGTGAGTCAGTCACTTGACTTTGTCTTGATTCAGTAAGACAATGAGTCATGAACATTGCATGGTTAGTCTTCGTGATCTGTTAATGAGTCTTTTTCATGGTTAAGCCAGTCTCCCGCCCCCTCTCTCAATACAGCCTGGATGCGCTGGCCTTGCTGGGCCAACTTGTGCGTGAAGCGCGCTTGGGCAAGGCCATGACCACGATGGATCTGGCGGCTCGGGCTGGCATTTCACGTGCCCTGCTGCAACGCATCGAGCGCGGGGACCCCGGGTGTTCAATTGGTGTGGTGTTCGAGGTGGCCACCCTGTGTGGTGTGCCGCTGTTTGATCAGGAGCAACGGCAGTTGACCACCCATCTGGCACTGCACCGAGAAAAAATGGCCTTGATGCCCAAAGCCGTGCGAACGCGTACCAAGGGGGTGAAAGATGACTTCTGAGAAAGATGCCCCGTATTCAGAAGCCTACGTCTGGATCTGGCTACCCGGCGCTGCTGAGCCTGTGGTGGCCGGCTTGCTCAGCCAACAAGGTGGGGCTTTGGTCTTCAACTACGGTCGCAGTTATCTGGCCCGCCCGGATGCGATCGCCCTCTATGCGCCAGAGTTGCCGCTGCGCCCCGGGGCCCTTGCGCTGCTGCCGGGCTTGAACATGCCCAGCTGCATTCGTGATGCTTCGCCGGATGCATGGGGGCGGCGCGTGCTGATCAATCGCAAATTGGGCATGAAGGGTGGGGATGCCGCCCTGGTTGAATTGGATGAGTTGACCTATTTGCTCGATTCTGGCTCTGACCGGATTGGTGCGCTCGATTTTCAGCAATCTGCGACCTATTACGTGCCGAGGCACACACAGCAACCCTCGCTGGAGGAACTGCTGACGGCTGCCGAGAAAGTTGAGCGGGGTGTGCCACTTTCTCCCGAACTGGATCAGGCGCTGCTGCACGGCACTTCATTGGGCGGCGCCAGGCCCAAGGTGCTGCTGGAAGATGGCGAGCGCAAATTCATCGCCAAGTTTTCTGCGAGCAATGACCTCTACAGTGTGGTCAAGGCGGAATTCATGGCCATGCGTTTGGCTCGCGAGGTAGGGCTCGATGTCGCGCCGGTGCACTTGCGCAGAGCCTTGGGCAAAGATGTCCTGTTGATCGAGCGCTTTGACCGAGTGTGGTCTGACGGCCATTGGCACCGACGTGCCATGGTGTCTGCGCTGACGATGTTCGAACTCGATGAAATGATGGCAGCCTACGCCAGTTACGAAAAACTGGCCGAGATCATTCGGTACCGCTTCATCAACCCGAAGGCGACCTTGCGGGAATTGTTCTCTCGAATCGTCTTCAACATCCTGTGCGGCAACACCGATGACCACGCCCGCAACCATGCGGCGTTTTGGGACGGACACCAACTGGCCTTAACGCCCGCCTACGACATTTGCCCGCAATCGCGATCCGGTCAGCAAGCCTCGCAAGCCATGCTCATTCGTGGCGCAGAGCGAACCAGTCAAGTGGGTGTTTGCATTGCGGCCGCATCGGTGTTCCTGCTGAGCCAGCAAGAGGCCGTTCAGATCGTCAACCATCAGGTCAAGACCATTGAGCAGAAATGGCCGACCATCTGTGAAGAGGCAGCCTTGAGTGAAGTGGACCAGGCGCTGTTCTGGCGACGCCAATTTCTCAATCCTTTCGCTTTTATCAACGCCCCCGACGGCGTGCATGTGCCGTTGCCGGGCTGAAACCGCTCCGAGTCATCTTGCAGGAATGAACGGCGAGCCCAGTGCTCGCCGTTTTGCATTCTGGGCCCCATTGGCGAACTGGAAGTTTCCGCTGAGTTCGCCAATCGCTCCCTCGTAAGTTCGCCACCCGAATTCTCCAATGACACCTGTTCCTCAACAGCCTCAAAGGAGAGTCTCATGGCCGCTACGGCAAGCCCCCAAACCCGGTCGTCCTACCCGGCGATCAACACCCTGGCACCTGGCGATCGCCGGGTCCTGAACGAAAACGAGCTGGCACAGCGCTGGGGTGTCAGCCCCAAGACACTGCAACGCTGGCGCAGCGAGGGTCGTGGCCCTCGTTACCTCAAGCTCTCCAAGCGGGTCAGCTATCCGCTGGAAGCCATTCTCGACTTCGAGTACAGCGCGCTGCACGAGTCGACCGCTGAACGCGTGATGGCCTGAGGGAGGTGGTCATGAACGATTTGTCCATCTTCCCAGCCGACATCGCCGAGATGTCGACCGCCCAACTGGCCAGCCTGCCGACCCAGCAACTCTACGAGGTCGACACCAACCTGGATCAGGCCATCGCCTGGCTCAAGTGCGCACGCACCAAGGTGGATGCTGCCCTGGATCAGCGTTTCGGTGCCCAGGGGCGTGAAGCCCTGCGCGATACCGGACGCGATTTCGGTACCGCCCACCTCAAGGCTGACGGACTGCACGTGAAGTTCGAGCTGCCCAAGAAGGTGTCCTGGGATCAGAAGAAGCTCAAGGCCATTGCCGAGCGCATCGTCGCGTCCGGCGAAGCCGTCGAAAGCTACCTCGACGTCAAGCTGGCGGTGCCCGAGTCCCGCTACACCAACTGGCCACCGGCGCTGCAGCAGCAGTTTGCCGATGCCCGCACGGTCGAGGCAGGCAAGGCCACCTTTGAGCTCAGCCGTGACGAGGGAGGCGTGTGATGGCACTTCCAATCATCTCCGCATCCCAGCGCTTGGCAGAAAAGCAAGGGGTCAAACTGGTGCTGCTGGGCAAGTCCGGCATTGGCAAAACCACCCAGCTCAAGACCCTGCCTGAGGACCGCACGCTGTTCGTCGATTTGGAGGCCGGCGATCTCGCGGTCAAGGACTGGCATGGCGACTGCGTGCGTCCCGCCACCTGGCCCGAGTTCCGCGATCTGGTTGTCTTTCTGGCGGGCCCTAACCCAGCACTGCCGGCAGACGCGCCGTATTCCAAGGCTCATTTCGACCATGTGTGCGAGCGCTACGGTGACCCGGCCCAACTGGCCAAGTACGACACCTACTTCGTCGACAGCATCACGGTGCTGGCACGCCTGGCACTGATCTGGGCCAAGGTCCAGCCGCAGGCGCTGTCCGAGCGTACGGGCAAGCCTGACACCCGCGGGGCCTATGGCCTCCTGGGTCAAGAAATGCTCACCGCATTGACCCACCTGCAGCACGCCCGGGGCAAGCACGTGGTGTTCGTCGCCATCCTCGACGAGAAGCTCGACGATTTCAACCGCAAGGTGTTCGTGCCGCAGATCGAGGGCTCCAAGACCGCCGCCGAACTGCCTGGCATCGTCGACGAGGTGGTGACGCTGGCCGAGATCAAGGCTGAGGATGGCAGCAGCTACCGCGCCTTCATCACCCAAACGCTCAACCCCTACGGCTACCCCGCCAAGGACCGCTCCGGCCAGCTCGATCTGCAGGAGCCGCCCAACCTGCGCGCGCTCATCGACAAGTGCGCCGCCGCCACCCGTCCATCCCATCCGGTTTTCACATCCCAAACACCCAAGGAGTAATTCATGTCCGCCTGGAACGATTTCAACGACGCTGAACAACAGCAATCCTTTGACCTCATCCCTAAAGGCACCGTGGCCAAGGTTCGCATGACCGTCAAGCCCGGTGGCTATGACGATCCGAGCCAAGGCTGGGTCGGTGGCTATGCCACCCAGAGCTTTGAGACCGGCAGCATCTTCTTGGCCTGCGAGTTCGTGGTGCTTGAGGGCGAATTTGCCAAACGCAAGCTCTGGTCCAACATAGGCCTGCAAAGTCCCAAGGGCCCGACCTGGGGCAACATGGGGCGCACCTTCGTGCGCGCTGCACTGAACTCGGCCCGCAACGTCCGCCCCGACGACAACTCGCCGCAGGCCGCAGCCGCCCGCCGCATCCAGGGCTTTCATGAACTCGATGGCCTGGAGTTCATCGCCCGCATCGATATCGAAAAAGACGGTCGTGGCGAATTGAAGAACGTGGTCAAGATGGCCGTCGAGCCGGGCGAGCCTGAGTACTCGGCCCTGATGGCTGGCGCAGAGTTCATCCCCAACCGCACCGTCGGGACCCCGACCGCAGTCCCAACCGCACATCCATCCACGGTCCCAACCACAGTCCCGCCCGCGGCGGCTGGGCGCCCGGCAGTGTCCGGGAAGCCGGCCTGGGCGCAGTGAGGGGGGTGAATGAAATGCTGGGTCTGTTCCCGACAGGCCCGGGGGTACGGCCATACCGACAACCGGCATGGCATCGGCAACCCCCGGCGCTACCCCATCGATTGGGTGTTTTGTTCCCGCCGCTGCCAGGACGCGTTCCATCGCATGTACGGCCACTGGGCGGATGGCCAGAAGTTCGGCAAGGAGGTCAAGATGATCGACGCCTCTGACATCGAACGCGCCGCCATGCGCCAGTGCCTCAAAGCCTTCGGCGAGGCTGCCGGTGCGATCGGCTTTGCCAAACCCCTGGGTGACTACTCCGAGGCCGAAGCCCTGCGGGTGATCGACGCCATCGTCACTGGCTACACGGATGCCATGGCCGCGCACCACGAGGCCAGCAAGTACCCCCCGGTGCGCGGTATGCGACCCGCCCCGGATCCGCTGGCCCATCCGTTCGCCGACCTGGAGGACGACTTGCCTTGGGAAGAACCGAAGGGGGCGAAGCCATGATGGACTTCAACTCTTCGGCCAGCGTCTCAGGCCAGCTCACCGAACTGATCGACGCCGGCATGCAGCGCAGCCGGGAGGCACAGCCTGCGCGTGACTACCTCGGTGCCTCGCGCCTGGGCGTGGCCTGCGAGCGGGCGCTTCAATACGAGTTCGCCAAGGCCCCCATCGACAGTGGCCGTCACTTGGAGGGGCGCATGCTGCGCATCTTCGAGCGTGGCCATGTGATGGAGGACTGCATGGTCAGCTGGCTGCGCGAGGCCGGGTTTGATCTGCGCACCCGCAAGGCAGACGGAAACCAGTTTGGCTTCTCGGCTGCCGATGGGCGCCTCAAGGGCCACGTCGATGGCGTGATCGTCGGTGGTCCCGAGGGTTTTGCTTATCCCGCCCTGTGGGAGTGCAAGTGCCTGGGCAACAAATCCTGGCGAGACCTCGACAAACACAAGCTGGCCGTTTCCAAGCCAGTCTACGCGGCGCAAGTCGCCGTCTATCAAGCCTATCTCGAACTGCACGAGCATCCGGCCATCTTCACGGCGCTCAACGCCGACACCATGGAGGTCTACACAGAGCTCGTGCCCTTTGATCCTGCGTTGGCGCAGCGCATGTCGGATCGGGCCGTCAAGGTCATCACCGCCACCGAGGCAGGTGAGTTGCTGCCACGCAGCTTCAATGACCCGACCCACTTCGAATGCCGTATGTGCGCCTGGCAGGACCGCTGCTGGAGGAATCCCACATGAATACCCCATCCACTGAACGACTGGGTCACGCTGGGCAATGAGAGCCTGACCGCTGCCACCACTACACCGCAGCGGCGCACCTACCTTTATCCCGTCGCTGCAGGGCGATACGAAGTGCGTGCCACGCGGCTCGATGGGAAAGACACCAACTCACGCGCCGGGCACGAAGTGCGCTGGGGCGAGGCCCGGGGCTATCTGGCCGGCGGCGTTACTTTCCCTGACAACGTCACACTGCTCGCCATCCGCATGCGCGCCACCGACAACCTGTCGCAGCGCTCCAGTCGGCTCATCAACTGCATTGTCACGCGCAAGCTGCCGGTCTGGTCGGCGGACTCTGGTTGGTCCATGCCTGTCCCGACCCGATCGATCGCCTGGGCTTTTGCCGACATCCTACGGGCCAGCTACGGCGCCAAACTGCCGGATGCCCGGATCGATCTCTCCGCCTTGGCCCAACTCGATCAGGTCTGGGCCGGTCGGGGTGACCAGTTCGATGGTGTGTTTGACCAGCAAGTCACGGTCTGGGAGGCGCTGACCCGGGTCGCCCGCTGCGGTCGGGCGGTGCCTTTCCTGCAAGGCGGCATTGTGCGCCTAGTGCGGGACGAAGCCCGGTTACTGCCCGTGGCGCTCTTCAGTCCGCGCAACATCGTCAAGAACAGCCTCAAGATCCAGTACGTGATGCCGGGCGAAGAGACTGCGGACGCGGTGACGGTGGAGTTCTTCAGCAGTCGCACCTGGAAGCCCGATGAAGTGACGGTGAGCCTGCCGGGCTCCAGCAGCACCAATCCGGCCAAGCTGCGGCTCTTTGGTTGCACCACCGAATCCCATGCGGTGCGCGAAGGCCTGTATCTGGCGGCGGCCAACCGCTACCGCCGTCGCATCATCACCTTGCGCACCGAGCTCGAAGGCCTGATTCCCACCTATGGCGATCTGATCGCCATTGCCCATGACATGCCCAGTTGGGGCGCGGGCGGCGAGATCGTTGCCTGGGATGCCGACACCCACACCGCCACGCTGTCCGAGCCGGTCGCATTTGTCGATGGGCAAGAACATGTCATGGCGCTGCGCCGACGCGATGGCGGGGTCAGCGGCCCGCATGCGGTGATGCCGGGCAGTGATGCACAGCAGGTGGTCTTCGCAGACCTGCCCGACATCCCTATCGAAACCGGCCTGTCGGCCGAGCGCACCCATTTCGCCTTTGGGGTGGCCGAGCAATGGAGCCTGCTGGCCCGGGTGATCGCGGTGCGCCCGCGTGGCGAGCAGGTGGAGATCACCTGCGTGGCCGAGCATCCGGCAGTGCATAGCGCCGATAGCAGCGCCCTCCAGATTTGAAAGGAAAGAAGATGAACGAACCCCACCTGATGGATGGCATGGTGGTCATGCCCCATGACGAATTTGAAACGCTGCTGGAGCGCGCCGCCGAGCGTGGGGCGCGTCACGCCTTGTCCGATGTCGGCCTGGATGGCCCGGATGCTGCAAACGACATCCGCGAGCTTAGGAATCTGCTCGACGCCTTCAACGAGGCCAAGAAAACCGCCGGTCTCACGCTGGTTAAGATGCTGGTCACGGGTCTCGTGCTGGCGTTGTTCGCCGGCACCATCGTCAAAATCAAACTGTTCGGAGGCCCGCAATGAGCCCGATCTTCACAACGCTCGCCCCCGGCCTCTTCGAAGCTGGCGCCAAACTGATCGACCGCCTGATTCCCGATCCGGCCCAGCGCGAGCAGGCCAAGCTCGCCTTGTTTCAAGCTGAAGGTCAGCAGGCCTTGCAGGAAATGCAGGTGAGCCTCTCGGCCATACTGGCGGAAGCCAATTCAGCCGACCCGTGGACCAGCCGGGCGCGCCCGACCTTCCTGTACGTGATCTACGGCGTGATCCTGCTGTCGGTGATCGGCAGCATCATCGGCATCTGGTGGCCCGCTGAGGTGTTCCAGGCCGCCGAAAACCTGTCCAAGCTGCTCAACGCCGTGCCCGAGAGCTTGTGGTGGCTCTTTGGTGCAGGCTACCTCGGCTACACCGGCGCGCGAAGTTTCGACAAGTGGCGCGGCGTGCCCAGGTAGGCTACGCCAGCGGCTGCAGCAAACGTAACTACAGCAAACCATAGACCCCGTCTTTATTGGCTTCCCTCTTGGGTGGCTGGTGAAGGCGGGGTCTTTTGTCGTTTGTGCGCCAGAAATCTGCACAACACCCGCCAGATGGCCTTGGCTTTGCTCGCGAACAGCGCCTTCATGGAGGCATGTTCACCTTGCCCCACGCCCCATGGCCCCGCGCCTGCTAACCTCGCCACAAGCCGCTGAGCGTCTCGGCTTGCCCGTACAGGCGCTCTACAAACTGCGCGATGCCGACGAAGGCCTGGCCATCACCCAGACCGGCCTGCAGGTCGGCTACCAGGTCGAAGACATTGCGGCGTACGAGCGCCGCGAGATGCTGGCCCTGGTCGAGCAGGTGCTGGCCACGGCAAGGCCGCTGCCGCTGATCCGCGCCATGGCGCAGTTGCTGCGTTCGCCGCCACCAACCGATGGGTTGCCCGCTCCAGCGTCGGGGCCGAAACCAAAGCCACTACCGCCTTCGATTTCAGCCAAGCTGGTACCGGTGCCGACGGCGGCAGTAACCGTCGCGACCGCTGTGACCCCACCAACACCCATCAGCGGTTCCTCGCCCAACACATCGGCCTGGTTCCTGGTACGCAGCAAACCCCGGCAGGAATCGGTGGCACTGACCAACCTGGCTCGTCAGGGCTACGAATCCTACTTGCCGATGTTCGCGGCAGAAAAACTCGTCCGCCGCAAACCGACCGTCGTACAAGAACCGATGTTCGCGCGCTACCTGTTCGTGCGGCTCGATACATCAGGCCAAGGCCAGAGCTGGAGCCCGATCCGCTCCACCGTCGGTGTTAGCGAGTTGGTGTGCTTCGGCAGCCGACCCGCGCGGGTCGATGACGCCCTGATCGCTACCCTGCGCGAACGCGAAATCGCACAGCAGGGCACCCCGACCACCTTGTTTGCCCATGGCGACAGCGTGCGTATCACCGAAGGCGCCTTTGCCGGGCTGGAGGTGATCTACCAGATGAACGATGCCGAGGGTCGCGCCATGGTGCTGCTCGATCTCTTGAGCAAACCCGTGGCCATGACCCTCGACGCAGCCAGTCTGCGCAAAGTGGGGTGATGGATGACCGCACTTCAGCGGCCTGCGCCACTTTATCTCGACGGTAAGCGCCACATGAGCTTGATACGGCTTGGCCTTCGAAGCCAACATGGCCCCACACAAATAAGACGAACCGATCATGGCATTGACTGACACCCCGACCGCCCCCCACCCCGAGACCAGAGCCTTTCGCGCCGCCCAGTACGTGCGCATGTCCACCGAACACCAGCAGTACTCCACTCTCAACCAGGCCGACAAGATCCGTGAGTACGCCGACAAGCGGGGCATCGAGATCGTGCGCACCTATGCCGACGACGGCAAAAGCGGCTTGTCCATCGGTGGCCGCGCCTCCTTGCAAAAGCTGATTGCCGATGTCGAATCGGGCAACACCGATTTCAACCTGATCCTGGTCTACGACGTCAGCCGCTGGGGCCGGTTTCAGGACGCGGACGAATCGGCCTATTACGAATACATCTGCAAACGCCAGGGCATCAGCGTCGCCTACGTCGCCGAGCAGTTTGAAAACGATGGCTCGCCCGTCTCCACCATCGTCAAGGGTGTCAAGCGCGCCATGGCCGGCGAATACAGCCGCGAACTCTCGGCCAAGGTCTTCGCCGGCCAATGCCGCCTGATCGAACTGGGCTTTCGCCAGGGCGGCCCGGCCGGCTTTGGCCTACGCCGGGTGCTGATTGATCAGAGTGGTGCCATCAAGGCCACCTTGAAACCCGGCGAGCACAAAAGCCTGCAAACCGACCGGGTGATCCTGGTGCCGGGCCCGGCGCAGGAAGTGGCCACGGTCAACCAGATCTACCGCTGGCTGGTCGATGACGACTTGCCACTGTCTGAAATCGCCCAGCGCCTCAACGACACCCCCATCTACACCGATCGTGATTGCCCTTGGACCTACAGCACGGTGCGTCAGGTGCTGACCAATGAGAAGTACATCGGCAACAACGTCTACAACCGCCACTCCTTCAAGCTCAAGAAAAAGCACGTCGATAACCCGCCCGAGATGTGGATCCGCAAGGAGGGCGCATTCGAAGGCATCGTGCCGCTGGACACCTTTCTGGCCGCCCAGGAGGTGCTGACCGAGCGCAGCAAACGGCTGACGGACGAGGAATTGCTCAACCACCTCAAGGCGCTCTACGCCGAGTGCGGTCGCCTGTCGGGTTTCATCATCGACCAGGTGGCCAACGGCCCCTCGGCCAGTCTGTACACCTCGCGCTTTGGCAGCCTCATCCGCGCCTACGAGCTGATTGGCTACCGCCCACCGGGCGGCACCGAGCACCTGGAAATCAACCGCCGCCTGCGCCAGCTCCACCCAGAAATCATCGCCCGCACCGAGCACACCATTGCCGAGCTGGGCGGCCACATCCGGCGTGATCCCAAGACCGATCTCTTGACCCTCAACGACGAGCTGGTCATCAGCCTGGTGCTGGCCCGCTGCCAAACCACCCCAACGGGCCATCTGCGCTGGCGCATCCGATTCGATCCGGCGCGGCTCTTTGATACCGGCCACCCCGACATCACGGTGGCCATCCGGCTCGATCCCGCCAACACCCAGGAGCTCGACTACTACCTGCTGCCCCGGCTCGACCTGCCCGAGCAGGAAATCCGCGTCAGCAACAAAAACAGCGCCGACTTCGAATGCTTTCGTTTCGACGACCTGACCTTCTTCTACGGCATGTCCGAGCGGGAGCGCCTGCAGCGGCGCATCTGACGAATCCGACGCCGCTGACCCATCCACCCAACCATCCCAAGAAAGGAAGCCCCATGACAACCACGCCAACGCACCCACTCAAACGGAGGCCCCCATGCTGACCGGCACCCCCGAAACCGTCACCCTGATCCCCATCGCGCGGGTTGAAATCCTCAACTCCCGCGAACGCAATATGAAAATCTTCGAGGAGATCGTCGAGAACATCAAAACGATCGGCCTGAAGAAGCCCATCACCGTCACCGAACGCGCGGGCGATGATGGACATCCCAAATACCTGCTGGTCTGTGGCGAGGGGCGTCTGAACGCCTTCCGCGTCCTGGGCGAAACCCACATCCCGGCGTTGGTAGTCGATGTCAGCGACGAAGACGCCTTCATCATGAGCCTGGCCGAGAACATCGCCCGGCGTGGCCACCGGCCGCTGGAAATCCTGGCCGACATCGAAATCCTGCGCAAACGCGGCTACGACGCCGACACCATCATCCACAAAACCGGCCTCTCGCCCAAGTACGTCAAGGACATCGTCTTCCTGCTCGATCAAGGCGAAGAGCGCCTGATCGAAGGCGTGCAACGCGGCGCCATCCCGCTGACCACGGCTTTGGAAATCGCCCGCGCCAAGGACGATGACGAGAGCCTGGGCGAAATGCTCCAGGAGGCTTACGAGAACGGCCAGCTCAACCGGCGCCAGATCATCGAGACCAAACGCCTCGTCGAAAAACGCCAGGCCTACGGCCCAGGCTCCCCCGATCCTGCGCGGATCAAACCGCCCACCTCCAGCTACAGCCTGGTGCGCACCTACCAGCGCGAAGTCGAGCGCCAGCGCAAGATGGTCCTCAAGGCCGAGCACGCCCACCAGCGCCTGCTGCTGGTGGTGCAGGGCCTCAAAAAACTCTTCGCCGATGAGCATTTCGTCAATCTGCTACGCGCCGAGGGACTGGACACGTTGCCCAAGTACCTCGCTGAGCGCATCGACAACCTGAATGGAGCCCCAGCATGAATCCCGCCATGAATGCACAACCCAACATCACACCGATGTACCCCGGCATCCACCAGGCCGACGAAACTGAAGAGGGGCCAAACCTGCCCACGGCCCCGCTCAACACTTTGCTGGGCTTCGATCTGGAAACCTACCAGATCCCGCTTGACACCCTGATGCCCAGCAAGCGCATCCCAGACGGGGTGATGAGCACCCGCAAGTACAAGCAGGTCGTCTCATCCATCCACGAAATTGGGCTGATCGAACCCTTGTCGGTCATCCAGCACGATCCGGCCAAGCCGGAATTCATCCTGCTTGATGGCCATTTGCGGGTGCTGGCACTGAAGGATCTCGGTGTCCACGAGGCCCCCTGCCTGATCGCCAAGGACGACGAGACCTACACCTACAACCACCGCATCAACCGGCTCTCCACCATCCAGGAGCATTACATGATCCGCCGCGCCATCGATCGTGGCGTCAGCAAGGAACGCCTGGCCCGGGCCTTTGGTGTGAACCTGAGTTCCATCAACCGGCGCATCAACCTGCTCGAAGGCATTTGCCCCGAAGCGATTGCTCGTCTGCAGGACAAGCAATTCACACCGGACGTGACCCGGGTACTGCGCAACATGAAGGCCGCCCGGCAGGTGGAAGCGGTGGAGCTGATGGTGGCCAGCAACACCATCACCGTGGCCCATGCCGATGCCTTGCTCAAGGCCTCGCCGCCGGAACAGCGCACCGACTTCAAACCCCCCGAGCGTGATAAGCAGCTGGCGCCCATCGAGCAGATCGTCAAGCTGGAGAAAGAAATGAGCCAGGTGCAGACCCAGTACAAGGACGCCGAAGAAAACTACGGCTCTGACCTGCTCAATCTGGTGGTGGCCAAGGGCTACCTGACCAAGCTGCTCGGCAACGATGCCGTCAAAAGCTACATCACCCGGCACGAACCCGAAATCCTCGAGCATTTCGAACTGGTGGTGAATACCGTGAGCATGGAAGAGGCGGTACAGCAGCAACTGGAGGCCGATGGCGAATTCGAAGAGTCGCCCGAGGGGGAGGCTCCGGCGCAGTAGGTCAGATTCATTGCCGCACCGCAATACCGAAGGGTAAAATGTTGACAATAAAAATAACCTTCGGAGGTGGTCATGCACTGGTATCTCGTCCATACCAAGCCCAGGCAGGAAAAGTGCGCCCTGGATAACCTCCGGCGCCAAGGGTTTCAGTGCTATTTACCCACCCTCCCAGCCGAAAAGCTCCGCCAAGGCGTGCTGACGGTTGCTGATGAACCCCTGTTCCCGCGCTACCTGTTCATCCGCCTGGGCCAGGGCGACTCGGCGCCGAGTTGGGCGCCCATCCGTTCGACCAAAGGCGTTAGCCGACTGGTCAGCTTTGGGGTGGAGCCGGCCAAGGTGGCCGACTCGCTGGTCGAGGCCCTGCGTGCGCAAGAGGCATCTGTTCAGGCTGAGCCTGCGCGCCTGTTCAAGCCCGGTGAGCGTGTACGTCTCACAGAAGCACCGTTCGCCGGCATCGAAGGCATTTACCAAATGGCCGACGGGGAGCGCCGCGTCATGGTGTTGATCGAACTGCTCTCCAAGCAAGTACGGGTGCGGGTTGCACCTGCCAACCTTCGCAAGATTGGCTGAAGCTCGGTCGAAACATTTCTCAAAGTCATGACGGTGTGGCATAATGTCACCATCCGTTAGGCCTTTTGCAGCACTATGCTGCTCTTACAAGGCTCGGAATTCCCCTGTTAAGCCCCGCTAACCGCGCTTGCTGATCGTGAAACGGCATGGCGGTAGCGTGCTAAAAGCGCATTGATCACCATTTCCCAATTAAATCGAATGACCGGTTTTCGAACGGAAATCGAGGTCATGCTGCGCGTGTGCATTCTCCGGGAGCATCTCCCCTCATGAAAATCGCCATCGCAGGCACCGGCTACGTTGGCTTGTCCAACGCCGTTTTGCTGGCTCAGCACCACGAAGTGGTTGCGCTCGACATCGTCCCCGAGAAGGTGGCGATGCTCAATCGCAAGCACTCTCCCATCGTGGATGCCGAGATCGTGGACTACCTCCAGCACAAGCAGCTGAATCTGCGTGCCACGCTGGATAAACGCGAGGCCTATGAAGGCGCCGAGTTCGTCATCATCGCTACGCCTACCGACTACGACCCCGAGACCAACACCTTCAACACGAAGTCCGTCGAGGCCGTGGTGCGCGACGTGCTGGCCATCAACCCGCAGGCGGTGATGGTCATCAAGTCCACAGTGCCGGTGGGCTACACCGCCAAGCTCAAGGCCGAGCTCGGTTGCGACAACCTGATCTTCTCGCCCGAATTTCTGCGCGAAGGCCGCGCCCTGTACGACAACCTCCACCCCTCGCGCATCATCGTCGGCGAGCGCTCGGTGCGCGCCGAAACCTTCGTCCAGTTACTGCAGGAAGGCGCGGTCAAACAGGACATCCCTGTACTGTTTACCGAGAGCACGGAAGCCGAGGCCATCAAACTCTTCGCCAACACCTACCTGGCCATGCGGGTGGCTTACTTCAATGAGCTCGACACCTACGCCGCCACCCACGGCTTGGATACGCGCCAGATCATCGACGGCGTCTGCCTCGACCCCCGCATCGGTGCCCACTACAACAACCCAAGCTTCGGCTATGGCGGCTACTGCCTACCGAAGGACACCAAGCAGCTTCTCGCCAACTACCGCGATGTGCCTCAAAACCTCATCAACGCCATTGTGGAGGCCAATACCACTCGCAAAGACTTCATTGCGGACGAGATTCTGCGTCAAAAACCGAAAGTGGTTGGTATTTATCGATTGGTCATGAAAGCCGGCTCTGACAACTTCCGCTCCTCCAGTATTCAAGGGGTCATGAAACGTCTCAAGGCTAAAGGTGTTGAAGTCATTGTGTATGAGCCTGTACTTAATGAATCTTGGTTTTTCGGCTCTCGGGTGCAGAATAATTTATTTCAGTTCAAGAATGAGGCAGATCTGATTGTTGCCAATCGGGCTTCTTCTGAATTGAGTGACGTAGTAGATAAAGTCTTTACTCGAGATCTTTTTGGTTTCGATGAATAGTTCAATAGATAACTCATGTTAATTCCTGTAATTCTTTCTGGTGGTGCGGGCACTCGGCTCTGGCCTGTTTCCCGTGAAAGTCATCCTAAGCCCTTC